TTCGTGTGTATCCATTAGTGCAAATATAACTTTTATTTTTGTGAATCCGAAATATTGGTATCGTTATTTTTAGGATACTTCCAATCCGAATACGACCTTTTATAATCCCCGTTTAGGACATCGACACGCCCATTTTGATAGGCTAAATCTAATTCGGTTCGGACTAAGGATTCATCGGCTTCCATTATAGAAACGATTACTTCGAGGTTGGTGATGTCACCTTTTTTGATGGCTTCGATTAAATTAGTTAGCATTGTTTTGTTTTTTAATGTTCCAAGTGTTAGGCGTTTCTTTGTAGAAAAACGCTAAGTAAATTGCAAGGGCTATAAAAGCCGTTATTGTTAGGCATCCTATAATAAAGATGGCGAAAACTATTGGTGTGTTCATATTTGTTCTATTGTTATTGGTTCTAAATCGTAGTAAGTTATGCAGTCATCAATGATATCGATTAGGTCAAATCGGTAAAACACGTACATAATATCAAAATCAACTTCGCCGCCCTTAAAGTGCGCTAATTCGCTAAAATATTTCTTAATTAACGTATTTAATTCCTTACGGGAATAGGTAGCCGAGTAATGCCACACGCTCACGATAATGGCAGAACTGGTAAGGTTTAGGCTTGGTTTAGTTTTCATTGATAAATGCCTCCTCTAATTTCCACTCGCAATGATTAACTGCCTGAATGTGCAATGATGGTTCGGTGTCATCGTTGTACCAATCGTAAACCTCCGAATCGTTGGTGTGAGCGGTTACGTTTTGATTGTTTACGATGCCCTTAATGGTGTACCCGCCACTTTTGGCGTGTGACATTGTGATGTGCGTTATTTCGAATTTCATAGTACAAACATACACACTCTTTTTATATTCACAAAATAAAATACAAGAAAGGGTAAAAAAAGACCAAAAACTTTGTGAATGGCCTCTTTTTACGAGTGAATGAACTTAAAGCGACTTAAGCGCCTCTATCAATTCGGCTTGGGGAAACACATCGAACTTATCTTTGCGTACGCTACAATGAGTAAAAACACCATTCTCACCCTTTAATGCCCGTGGGGTAATATCCCAAATATCCTCATTGTATGAAATATCGATTCCATAACGCTCTTTCCATAACTTTAACAAGTCAACGACCGCATCTATTTGCGCTTGGGTGTATTTGTGCCAATGTTTAAAACCCCTGAATGGCTTATCTAATGTTACAACATCCTCTGCCTTTACTTCTGAATTAACATAGGTAAGGTACTTTTCGCCTTTTTTGGTTACCCAACCCCATCCGATTATCTCGATTCCGATGGATGTTTTGTCCAAGTTGCGGTATGCGATGCCTTCATTTTTAAAATGTGCGTTGCCTAAGCCCAAATGATAGGCCCAATATTTGGAGTCGAATCCTTGCTTAATGGTACCATCTCGGTCGATGATTACGCAAGTTGCAACCCGTGGTTTGTCAGCACCCCACCACTTATATACTTGGTCGCCGCTGCCAGTACCCGCCGTATGGTGCAAATAGACTTGATTCTTTACAGTCTCTTCGTGGTAATAATCCTTAAAAGGTATTTGAACTATTTTCATTTTTTGAATTTTTCGATTGATGTAAAGCCAAGGCACAAAATAACAACCCACTCAACCGCCTCGACTAACTTGTCAGAGGGGGCAACGTCAACGTGCGTGAATGAATTGGCGGCAAATGTGCTAAACAGCATAAATGCTCCAACAATACCGACCAAGCGTTTGCTGCTAACTTCGCCTTCGGCTCCTTTGAATGCTTCGAATATTCTTTTCATCTTATTTGATTTAGTCGTTTCATATTATTTAACTGAGCAGTATCTATTTCCATATTTACATAAGCAGTGTCCACGTCAAAATAAAGCATTGTTTTTACCAACTTCCCGATTTGCTCTTTTGATGCTGCAACTTCCTTTTTTAACTCTGCCTTTTCCGCAACCTTTGATTCCACCATAGCCGCATTCATTGATTGAGCCATTTTGGTGACCTCTGCGGAACTTTCTACGTTTAGGGCTACCTTGTTAAGCAAGGCATCTATTTCGTCAATTGGAGGGGTTGTATTGGCGTGGGCAATGGTGAAGACATAACCAGTGATAAATACCGCTGCAAATAAGATTAGTGCTGATTTCATAGTTGTTTCATTGTTTGCATTATCCGTATTTCAGTCATAGCGGAGGCAAGGCAAGAATCTGACCGCTTCAGGGCATATGTTAACTTGTCAATCTTGATATCTAAAATGTCAATCTTTGCGTTTGCCTTATCGATTTGCTCTTGGTCGGTAGACCGCAAGTCGAGGTATAAATAGCCCACCGCAACAAGCATACAAAAAGCCACGGCAGCAACGGGATTGTTTTTAAATTGGTCAAAGTTTATCGGTAATTTCATCGATTCAATTTTTTAATGTAATAAGCCAATCCCAACAAGCCCGTAATAATTGCGATAAGTCCGCCTATCATACTGATTATTGGATTCCACAAAGTAGATATAGCGGATAGCCAACTAACAAAGGATGTCGTTGCTAATGCGTTAGCGGTGGTATCAGTTAGTTTCATTGAAAGGGAAAGGTGTTGGTTTAGGGATGTATTCGCCCGTTGGTAAGTCAAAAAGCCACATATATTCGGAGTCTTTAAACGTCTCTTTATCTTGCTCGTTACCGAAAAAGAACCAAACATCATTGATGTCTTGAACGCAGTTTATAAAGCAATAAGGGTTGATAAACTTGCCTTGTACTTCGGTTGCTTGTTCGCTTGTTAAAATATATCCTATCATTATACTTGACGGCTTAAAGTGGTTTGAAATGCTTGTACTGCGGTATAAAAGTTAGATGCTTCGGTATCTGATAAACCGTCACCTAATGAATAAAATTTATATAATCTATCTGAATTGTTTGGAGTTCCAACACCCCATTGGCTAGCTATTACATAATTGTTTGTATTACTATTTGCAATAATTGATTCATTAACTGTTCCTAATTTTGTATTATTTGCAAATACATTTACTTGGCTATCATTTATTCTATTCATTCCAAAAAAACCATTTCTAAGAGAATATGAAAAACTTTGAATATTTGCACTATTAAATTGAAAATTTACTGTAGATTCATTAGGTGCAACTTTCATACGAGAATTTGGTGTAGAATTTATATTACCAGTATCCCAGGAAGCAATATTTGTTCCAACATTACCATAATAAAATAAACTTGTAGAATCATATGTTGTAAAGTCACTATTTTTAAAATTAGTATTCATAAAAGCCGATAAGCCATTACCTCTAATGCCTGTACTTGCAAAAGTCCAACCGATTGAAAAAGTACCCGTAAATGAACTGCTTTTTAAGTTTTGCGCACACGCAGCCGCACTTGCTCCAACCATTGGGTAAATGGCTTTCATTTTAGTCCAAAGTGAATTTGCCTTTAAATCAGCAACTAATTGCTTCGTCGCATTTTGCTCGGTAGTTGTTAATGTACCACCCGCAGCAATTACCCTATTATAGTATGCCAACCAATCAGCATCTATTTGCACAATTTGACTACCGATAATTCCGTGAGAACTTAATATCATAATTATGCTACTATATCGCCAAAACAGTACCACTCATTTTCCGCTATCTTTATCAAAGTAGCACCACTATACTGCACGTTTAACTTTAACTTTGCTCCGTTGCTTCTTACGGTTACTCCGCTTGTTGGTACGATAGTCGTTTGACCTGCTCCGTATTGGGCTAAAAGTATCTGCGTTCCCGTAGCAAATGCAACCGAAGAATTTAAAGGTATTGTAAGGTTGTTTGCCGTTGCCACGTTCATCTCAACTAATTTGTCAGAATCGCTCAATACAAGCGTATAACTTGCCGTTTGTCGGTTTGTGGTAATTAACTTATTTGTTTTTGCATCAAGTGCCGTTTGTGTTGCCGTTGATACGGGCTTGTTTGCATCCGATGTATTATCGACATTGCCTAAACCTACATCACCCTTAACTAAATCAATATTGCCCGAACCAAGTAAACTTTGTCCTTCAAGGGTTTTAATATTTGTGCCTGAAACAAGCGTATCTTGTTTACTTGCTGCCAAGCCCGAATACTGCGAATTGGTTGCGTTATCACCCGTGTTTGTTCCGCTTGTGTTTCCTATTACCGTGGCTTGCGCATCGGTTACATATCGTTTATTTAAAGAATCGGCTATGTCTGCTGTGGTTGCATCGGCTCCCGCAGTAACCAAACCTTTGGCATCGTATGTTATTTTTGTTTTGGTCGCTCCCGTAATGGGCGCATTTTCATCAACTTTGGAATCCAACTGCGTTTGAATTGCAGACGTAACCCCGTTCAAATATGCAAACTCGGTATTGTCAACTGCTCCGCTTCCAATCTTTACCGCATCAATACCACTTGCAACTTTTGCGTTGGTCACCGCTGAATTGTCGATGGTCCAAGTTGCACCACTTGCGCTAACGGTTATATCGCCTTTATCGCCATCGGATATTCCACCGCCTACAACTAAATCACCGCTACCAAGTATGGTTGCTCCGTTAATGGTTTTTATATTGGTACCGCTTACCAAAGTGGCTTGAACCGATACGGCTCCCGTGCTTCCGTTTACGCTCTGCACTGGGGCTAACGCCTTTACTTGGGCAACGGTTACCTTTTTGGTGGTATCATCTGAAAGGTCAACTATGGGTAAAACATCCGCATCGACCAAAGTTACAATGGCGGGGAGGTCGGTTATTTTTAAATCAGGCATATAATTATATAACGAATTAAGGGTTATTTGTTGCGGTTATTGGGCCGATACCTTGCGCCCAAATAGTACCATCGCAGCACTTAACCGAATATTTTAAAGTATCCTTACAAAGGCATCCACGCTTTGAACTTTTTGGGGATGACCTCGAGGGCGTTTGTGTTATATTTTTTTTGTTATCCATCCCGCTAAAATTAAAATGATTAAACCTAATCCAAGGTAACCCATATACTTTTCGTACCACGGCTTGCAAACCACTTGAGGCACAACATATTTTTGAGTAATTTTAACCGTGTCCGCCTTTAACACCTGAACCAATTTAATGGTATCGTGGTAGCGGTAAATCGTGGTTTTGAAATGCTCGTTGTCAATTACGATAGTGTCGATTGATTTGGTAACGTAAGTATGCTCAGTCTTAACGCTATCACGAATTATCAAAGTATCAACTTGGCGTATTACTTTTTCAGTAATAATGCTTGGGTTCTTTTTTATCGCTTGTTTTAAATGCCATTGAGCAGAACACGATGAAAGCAAAACGGCTATAAATAACACCTTTGCAACGCCTTTAAATAATGGGCTAACTTTTGGCGCATCTTTTTTTAACTCGGCGTAAACCTTAGTTAATTTTTCGACCTTGTCAGCCTTTGGCTTGTATGGTTTTTTTATAGATTCCATCCAACGTAATTACTTGGGTTGCTATCTGGATACATTCCGCTTTCTTGGTCTGCGTTGTATTCGGGGAAAAGTTGGGGGTAATAACTTAAATAGTCTACTGCCTTAGTTCTATACGTTTCGGCGATATCCCTTTGGCGTTTTACCAATGAATCTAACTCTTCCTTGGCGGGTAGGCTTGTTCCTTCGGGTGTGTTGCGTAAAATCCCCGCATTGCTGATTTCGTAGCCGTGAAAAAGCATAAAATCCGACATAGCGTAATGAATTAACATCGGTTGGATGTAATCGTTTACCAGTGTTAAATTGTTTCCCGCTAAAACATTATTTTGGACATCGGTTAAAATACGGCGATACAATTTGGTTCCTAAGATTTCCTGAACTTGTATATCTTGGGCAATCTTGACAAATGGGGTTACCTTATCAATATCGACGTTCCCTTGTAACTGGGTGTACTTAAAAAGGTGGTCCTTTGTTATCAGTAAAACATTATCGTTAACGTACATCTTATTT